ATGTTAAATCCTCCGTTCGGATTTCCTTGATTTTTATATTATTCCTTTTTATGTAGTCAGTCAAGGATTCTCCTTCCAAAACTCCTACACCAGATTCGTAAGCGTCAATAACGTCTGCGTATGATTCTTCTTCCATTAGTAGTACGTCCTCTGTTTTTTAATTGTTGGTTCATCTATATAATCTTCAGGGTGAGAAATCAACCCACCTTGTCTGAACCTCATTAACGCTTGGGTCATAGAATCGACTAAATCGTCATGATCTCCGTAAGGGAAAGCAGCACATTCTTCAATAACTTCCTGTGCAAATTCCATTTCTTTGGGCGCCCATATGGACCCCGACTCAAAGAGCGGTGACACTGCGTTAACCCTAGTGTGCTTATCGTTGCCTTTACTAGGTGTAAAATTTATAACAGGTATACCCATCTTACGCAACTCATAAGTTAGTGGCAGACCAGATGCTTTAGATTCAACAATAACCGTTTCTGGATTCCAGTAGCCGTATTGTTCGAGCGCGATCCTACGCAGCTCAGGAAATTCGTATCGACCTTTTAATGCATCAACTAAAATTAAATTAGGTGGGCTATCTTCGGTTTCACGAAATACACCCCAAGTTGTAATTGCACTATAGTCAGCAGATTCTTTTTTCATAAAAGCTGTATCATAAGATTGTATCACATGTTGCAAAGGTGGAAGTTCATCGTCCTCCCAAGCTTTCCACCACTCTCGTTTTATAAGTGCTCCTTCTTCTGAAGTTGGATTCTGCATGTATTGTGCATTCCATTTTGATAAAGGTATAGAGGCTTTAACACCCTCTAAATCTTCAAGAGTCCAGTACTCTGGCCAAACAGGTTTGCCTGATGGAAGTATTGCAGGAAACTCTATTATCTCCCACTGATCTGCTTTAACTTCTTTTTGTGCATTTAATAATCTACCTGTTAGATCTTTTTCATTCCAACGAGTCATAATTACAATTATAGCTCCGCCAGGTTGGAGACGTTGTCTTGGTCCTGATGTGTACCACTCGTATGTTCTATCTAATGCTTGTGAGTTCATGGAGTCTTGTTCAGAATGTGGGTCATCAATAATCAAAAGATCTGCACCTCTTCCTGTGATAGCAGATCCTACACCAGCTGCATAATATTCACCGCCTTGAGCTGTTTCCCATTTACCTGCAGCTTGTGAATCTTCTTTGAGTGCTGTCTTAAATACTTTTTGATATTCAGGGGAATCAATCAAAGCTTTAGCTTTACGACCAAACCTTACAGACAATTCAGTTGTATTTGTAGATTGAATAATTTTTAATTTAGGATTTCTACCTACCATCCACGCAGGCAAAAGATAAGATCCAAACTCTGATTTAGTATGCCTCGGTGGCATATTAATAATCAATCTTTTGATCTCTCCGGATGCAAGTTTATTAAACTTATCTGCTATTCTTTTGTGATGAGATCCTTCAATAAAATCAGGCCATACGTGTTTTACAAAAGATAAAAAATCATTTTGTATATTAGATTGTTTTTTCTTCTCACCGTATTTATTTGCTAGTAGTGCAAATTCTCTTCTAACATCAGCAGGTAGTTTATCTAAGTTCTGTATAAATTTTTCATTCATAAAAATTTTCCGCAAAATTTTTTCAAGAGTATTTTGAAAACTCGGAAAGTATTTTACCATTATCTATTTATTTGTCACGCATATATACGTGTCTGTCTGGGACCCCTAGTCTAGTACCCCAAACGATTTTTTTAAACTTTGCAAAATTCAGATTGGTTCTGGGACCACTATGCGATGGCCGTGGCGCCTGGCGCCACAACCTGTGGTTGATGTTCATATTGCATACAACCTGTAGTCGATTATATTCTACGCCACAAGATTATGTAACATAGTAGGGAGCCACCGACTATTAATAATAAATCTAACAACATAAAATCCTTTCGTTATACAGACTATCCTATATGAAATAGGATAGTCTGTCAAGTGTTTATTTCTTAAAGTTTGGGATAGCTTGTAAATCCTGATCCCACCTCAAACCAATCTTTTGAGATACTTTGTCAAGTGCTATTGATAACTGTTCTGGGGCGCCTGCCTCCATTACTGTATCAATGGCCTTGATTTTTAGATCCTTGAGTTGTTTGAGTTTAAGTCCTTCAGGCCTTCGCTCTATTTCTCTTTGTGCTAGGTTCTCGGCCCAAGACCTTAATTGACTTTCGCAATCCTCAAGACTTAATTCATCATTTCTATATCTACTATTTTCAGTAAATTTATAATGAAGTTCTTGATCCTTTGGTTTCTTCTTCTCAAAAAATGTTAGAGCGCTTGCTCTCGCTTCCTCTAACTTTTTTTCCGCCTGCCTAAACTGGTTAATAATTTTATCTGCCCCAATCTTTTTGGACAGCTTATCAACAGCTTTGTCAGTTGCCTCCGTTTTATATTGCTTAACCAATAATTCCTGTTCGTCAATCATTGGGTCAAACTGGCGCTTCACTTTTTGTTTGTAGTGATCCAGTTGGTACTTTGTCATTGTTTTACTCATTTCTTCCTTTCTGTTATGATCCTAGACTATCCTATATTTAATAACTTGTCAACCCCTGCCGCGCCACAACCTGTAGTTGTATCTGCAGTTTAGAATGATTCTAAACTAGATATTAAGATATTTTATTCCCGACCTCCCACCCCTATTATATAGGAATAACTGGGAGAAGTCAACCCATCAAGGTGTCCACAATGGGTCAAATAAAAAAATATTTTTTTGTCTTTGCCTTAATTCTGCCGTAATTGTCCTATAAGTTCTCAACATGAAAGAAATAAATAAAACGTTTAAAATAACTTACTATGCCAAGAAGCATAAAAAAGTAATTACGAGACAAGGAACACATGACGAGAAATGCAAAGTGTGGACATCTGCAAAAGGTATCTTGTTATATACTTACTTTGATCTTGATGAGTGGGGTTATAGAACGGCAACTAAAACATGGAGCATAAGAACATGATTGAGAGCGATTACTTAATTAAAAAAGTAATTCTACAAACACAAAAAATTGCATTAGTAGAATTACGAAGTAAGATTGATAGTGAAATTAATTCACTTGATACCGAGCTTGATAGTATCCCGTCTGATGATAAAGACGATATACCTTTTTAAGCATTGGGCTCCAGAGTCATGAGCCTTGATAATAACTGACTTATGGGACTTGCACCAGAAAAAGCAAGTAAGATCAGGCGGGGTTGGTAAGCTCGTCATGGCTCGTTCTTCCCGCCCTGATCTCTGGTCCAGATAAGATGGCTAGGATTTTATCGTAATTGCATTGACTCTAGCTGGTAGATGCAATTGGACCTGAGATCAGCAACAAGCGCGATCTAGGCGGGGATGAGGGATCGCCGATATACTAGTACTACTGCTCCTAGTTATGTTCTCTCCCCGTGCTGGTCAAAAGCTTGAGGCTCAGGCTGATTTATTCAGAAATGAGCCGCAAGCTTGACAAAAACCAGAACTGATCCCTGGTCCGATGTAGAACTCTGCAACAATCTAGAGCATCGGACCTGGGATCAGTCGAACCTTGACTAACTTGTAAGACCAGCAATGGCGTAGGACCTGCGGCTAAGACTGATCCTAGTTATGTTCTCTCCCCGTGCTGGTCTCAAGCGTCAAGCGTCAAGCACAAGCGCTTGACAAATGACTAACAAAGGATTATATAGGATATTATGAAAACAAACGAAGCATTAAAAATTGTCGGCGGATTATCTAGACCAAGCAAGATGCCTGGATGGTCGTACGGGTTACCGGCTAAAGAATGTAAGACAGGCGGCAAGCTTCAAAAAATTCCAGGCTCTGTCTGTCACAATTGCTATGCATTAAAAGGTTGCTATGTTTTTAAAGTTGTACAGGATGCACAGTATCGGAGACTGAAGTCCATCCGTTCACCGCTGTGGGTTGGTGCAATGGCTCTGTTGATCAATTCTAAAAAAGCAAATGTATTCAGGTGGCACGACTCCGGAGACATCCAGGACGAAGAACACTTATTGAAAATTTTTGCTGTTGCAAAGTTAACGCCAACAGTTAAGCACTGGATGCCAACTCGAGAAGCATGGGTCAAAGCTTTTTTGCCTCTGTGTCCAAAAAATTTAATAATCAGGTTTTCTGTTCCCATGGTCGACCAGTCAAAAAACAAGGCGCCCAAGGGTTGGAGAAATACTTCTACTGTCTCAAGTGATTTAAATAAAACATTTACTAGTGAAGGTCACTTTTGCCCAGCTCCAAAGCAGAACAACGAATGCGGAGATTGCCGCGCGTGTTGGGACGGTAGAATCTTAAACGTAGTTTATGGCGAGCACTAATGTTCGAGTTTAAATCCCCGGCTTACTGGAAAGAGATGCGAAAGATCCGGAAGGAGTTTGAGGAGCAAGCTGCAAGGAACAAGCAACAAGCGGATGAGGCTCAAGCTACAAAGTCTCAAGCTTCGAGAAACAAGCCTCAAGCTGTGAGGCGCAAGCATCAAGTTTCAAGCCACAAGCGTCAAGATCCTTGATATACCTTCCCTCATAAAGTTTTATGGAGTTAAGGGAGAGGGCCTTAACTAGAATAAATGTATTGTTAGGATGTTTCACATGGAACGCAATTTGATGCGGAGACAGGCGTACCTTGTTGGTCTTTGTTACTTTTAATTCGATAGTAAAAAAGTTGCCAGAAAGATTATAGCCCAGTATATCAGGAGTCCCCCATGAAGCGGTATTTTCCACACGTGTAAATGATAATTTGCAATTATTTTTAAGATTGAACGCTTTAATTTCATACCAAAATTTCTTTTCTGGTTTCACTACTACACTCCATTAGTTTGTCAAACTATTTCACAAATAATTGTACAGAAATCCTAGGCATAATCGGACTCAGTACAGGGTTAACTTTATGTGCTATCGGAGCTTTTACTATAACCAAAGAGTTGCCAACCGGTGGTATCCAGCCGTGGCCATTGTTATCTGTAAACATAAACTCACCGCCCCATTGTCTATGCCATTTGTGATTTAAATAATAAGTTGCACCATACTTCCACCGGCCATCATCGTGCCAGTTTATACCAGTGCCTTTTTCAAGATAATGAATTGTAGTTGTCATATCTTCTATATCATTAAACAAACAATAAGGATTAAGAAGTAATTCTTTTTTTAATTTTTCAAAAGGCGGATAATTACTTACTTCAACACGTTTAGGTGGACTCATGTTTTGGTATAAGAAACTACTCCAAGCACTCTTAACATCTTTTAAATTAATATTTTTTCTCTCACGAATAATTGCATTGTGGATGCCTTTGTAAATTTGTTTATCGAGAAAATCTTGTATCCACCAAATCTTTCCATGAATTGAATAAGCTAATCTCACAACTTTTTAACAACCTTGCCCATTTTCCATTGTTCAGGTGATATTGTAATGGCAAGTCTATGAGATTCTCTAACTCCAATTAATTTATTTTCTAATAACTTTACACCTGTGATGTCATAAAATTCACCATTTGGCAGGATAACTTGCACTCTTGCATTGGCTGCTACCTCGCCTTTCATGAATTTATCCAATGCTGCTCTCAATACCTTTCCAGTAAACATAGGTTGATTTATAGACTAAGTTGTATTAAATATCAAGTATGGGTTTACCAAAAAAATTAACTGAACAACAGATGAAGTTTGCATACGAGCTGGTTACAAACGAAGGTAGGAAAACAGCAACCGAGTGTGCGGTTGATGCTGGCTTTGCAAAAGACTCAGCAAGACAATACGCAAGTAAACTACAGAATCCAAAATTGTATCCACTGGTTGTTAAATACATTGGAGAACTTAGAGAAGAGTGGCAGAAAAAATATGAAGTTACGTATGAAAAACATATTGCAGAGTTAGGACAGATCAGAAAAGAAGCTCTTAAAAAAGGAGCCTGGTCAGCAGCTGTCAATGCAGAAGTTGCACGTGGAAAGGCTGCAGGTCTATATATTGAACAAAAGATAATACGAACTGGCAAACTAGAAGACCTAACAACAGAAGAACTAGAATCACGAATGAAACGAATAATCGATGACTACTCTCCAATTCTAGATGGTATAAGTGAGGAAGAATTGAAAGAAAAAGTAAAAGAAAAACCAGAGCTGGTATCAGATAAGTCAAAGTAAAACCTTTTCCATTTTAACTATGCATCCTCTCGGAAATACATTTCGATCAGAGAACAACTCATCTCCTTCTTCATACGATGCAAACGTTCTAATAAACTTTTTATCTTTACTAAACAAATATGCTTGCGTTACCATAACACTAGCTTTAAACTTTGCAAACTCATCGGCTGTCGCGTGCCCCGAATCGCCCGTCGGATCGACCCAGGTAATTGTATAAAAATTATACCTTTTCTTTTTTATAACAATTGATTTGTATTTACTTTTTTTGGCCGTCATGTAATTTTATATTTCCAGAAATAGAAACCCTTTCACCTTCTGTTGTTTTAAATGGATACACCCAATGTGGTAGTTGAGCTGGGAAAATAAACATATCACCTACACTAGGTAAGTGAGCGTGTGTGTTTAAAAACAAATTATGAAAACTTCCACCTGGTATATTAAAATCAAAAGAGATACAACCTGGACCGGGGCTATTGTGTACAGCCTCTCTGCATTCTTTTTCTAATCCTTCAGGAATTTTTGTGTACGCTACAAAAGATAAATCGTCGTCGTGAGTATGTGGTGGATTAAATTCATTTTTCTTTTGACGATTAATCCAAGCGGCTCTTAAATCAAATCCTTTGTTTAATTTAACTTGTCTATAATCAAAAAGCCCTTGAACATAGCTACTAAGATATGGATAAATTATTGTAAAGACTCTGTTTTTATCTAACTCGTATTCGTCTTTTAAATGACCGGCTAAACCTTTTTGATAGTTTGCTCCGTCTTGTAATTTATTAAAAGCTTCCAACTCTTCGGGAGTTAATTTATACTGACATACCCATGGACCCCAATGTAAAAAATTATATTCTATTCGTCTCATACATTCCTTCCATAGAGTTTTATACATGAGAAACTGCTTTTGTAAAAAGCGTTTTCACGCGCGCGCGTAGGGATTTCCCTGAAGCACATTGTAACACCATTGTAGCAGCATTGTAGCAGTACTTTATTCAATAATATCAATGATTTAAGTCCATTGTAGCATTGTATCACTATGTTTTTCAAATTTTTTTTCTCAAACATAAATCTCATACAGAATACTCTATGGGTCCTAGGTGCCTGATGCCTGTTGCTTGTAGTATTGACCCACTCTACCTAGCCAAGTCCACATAAAGTGTTGAAATTCCTTACCATGTGACACGTACCTTAGAACATCTCCACCTTTAACGCTAATTAGAATCACTCCAGATTGTATGTTCGTACCATACACGTAGTTATGAGCCACGGCGTAAGCCGCACATTGTATAAAATAATCGTCAATCCATTCACGCTTCTTGTATTTATTGCTTTGCTTAAAATCTATGATAGACTCCCGACCGTCGTACAAACCAGCCACGTCAGAGGCGCCCGCATACAATCCAGGGTACCATAGGGGCATCTCTAGCCCCCACACCTCTTCTAAGGGCTCGAAATGGCCTTTATCGATGATGTTTTGGGCCATGGTGCCTGCTTCCTGTCCTAATTTTGTAAGATCCATGTGGCCTTCATCTTTTATAAATCCTTCTAATATTCGGTGCATAATTGTACCTCGAGCGGCTGCATCATCACGTATTTTGTCTGCCTTAATTTCGCCTTCTCTTTGCCTCCATGCTGCCAGTTTTGCTTTCGACTCTTCCGATCTAGTTGCACCCAGTATTGTTGTAACAGATGGCAACTTCTCGTTATTGATGTCGTAAACTCGACCAGACTCAGAGTCTACTCTTTTAATGGTTTGGTAATCAAATTTTGACTTTCCATCCCAGATAACTTTCTTTTTTCCGATGCTGTGAAACTCGCGTAAATCCTCATCATTCATCATTTTAGGGCTCCTTTATTTACTACCTTGTATTGTTTTAAGTCTACAATATTATCTTGATTAATGCTGTAGTGGTCTATCACTTGTTGGATCTTAGGCATCTTAACGTGTGCCCAGGGCCATAGCAATTTACAGACATAGAAAGCATCTCTAAATGTGCAACGCCACTTCCATTGCATTAAATATTTAGTTCCATCTTTACGCAAACCTTTACGAGGCTTACGCACAACAGTTCCGCGTCCTAATACTTCGTGGACCCAACGTATAACAGACTCATCCGTCATAGTTATTTCCATACTAATACGTTGTGACATAGATGTTCTATAACCTTTGCCATTATGTTTTTTCTTTTTCTCCGTACGCTTTGCGTAATAGATACTGCCTTCTCCATCAAATAGCCCGGCAATATAGGCTCTATCTGTTTCTGTTATCATTTTCTTCCTTGTTCCACATTCGTAACAAACCTATTACGCATGCATATATTAATAGTATTGCTGCTATCGAAACTAACAAATCCATTACAATTTAAACGCCTGTAATTCTTTTAATTTTTCTTGAGCATCTACAATTTTTTGCATAAGTTTATCTATCTCTTCTATGTGCTGTGGATGTTCTCCAATGCCAACAGAATTATCCAGATAGATTTTTATAGTTGCATCTGCTTCTGATATTTGCGCAGTGTATTTATCTTCTAGCGCTTGCAGTATAGCTTGTCTCATATTATTACCCCCACTATAAACCCAACAATAAAACCTACCGACGCATAAACTATCTCGCTTCGATAGTATAAACTCCAGGCAGACAATTGTTGTCTCCATTTTTTATTATTAATGCTGTATTTTCCGAACAGTATCATTGTCTTCTTCCTCCTCTATCTCTCCTTGATTGTTGCAAAATTCACAGTCGGCCCATTGTTCTTCATAGGCTTGCTCAAATGGCACTCTTATAAATCCGTTGCCATTGCAAACTTTGCATATTTTTTTAGGCATATTTTTTCCTTTCTATTAAAAAATTGCTTTGCTTTCATTCTTATGTATTGATGGTCAAACCCAGCGTACTGGCATACCAAAGCAAAATCTCTATTAGGCTCTAGAAAATAACTTCTAGCTGTCTGTGTAAAGTAATCATTGCCTGGGTTACCGTAATTTTTATTACGCCATTGTGAACCCAATGCGTCCTCCAGGGCTACGATTAACACATTACGCCAAAGACTTTGCTCTGCATTCTTCTTGTCTCCAATTACGTTAATCGCCTTTGGAAACACGCTTTGTGATTTTGCCATTTAACTTCTTCGCTTTCTCGTCTACTAACATTCTAATCACCTGCGCTCTTGATAAAATGATTCCTGGTGCCAGTACCTTGGTCAGCTTATCAATTTTACCATAGCAGTCATGATCAACTGCGAGACTTTTGTATTTGCTTATGTCTGTCATTTAGTATATCCTTTCTGTAATATCTAAACATATAGGATATTTATATAAATTTACAAGGAACTTGTCAATGAAATTTTTTTTAACAGTATACATTTGTTCAACTATAGCGGGTAATTGTGTTACTACTCTTACATATCCTAAGCCACAGGACAGCTATTATGATTGTGTTCGAAATGGGCTTTCTGAGTCATACGATATATTGTATCAAGGCAAGTTTTCGGAACAAGATGTAGTAAAATTTAGAATGTATCCTAAATTTACATGCGAAGAAGCTATTGTTCCACCGCCTAAACCAAAGACCCCAGCTTAATTATTTGCCCTGGCCCCGGTATTTTTTGAAACTACGCCGGCGGTTCTTGTTCATTTTTGCCTTGCTAGGATTGCGTCCAATCGATGTTTTGTGAAATGTAGGCACGTGAGCGACCTTTGCGTATAAACCTTTAGACTTTTTCGCCATTTTCTTTTATGTATGCCTTATCATTTTCAGTTACTTTTAAATATCTTATATTTCCATTTATGTATTGTCTGGTGTCTGCGCCACAGTTGGTGCATCTATAATAATCTTGTACAATTGCAATTAAAATTGTTTCTTCTTCACACTGTTCACAAAAACCGTGAACGGTATCTATATTAGCAAATGCTTTTTGTATTATAATTTTCTTACTCATTACAAATCTACAGCGTTATTTATACCAACTAGCCACAACATATCTTATGTTTTGTTTAACCATATTAACACCATGTTTATAATATTGTCCGTCAAAAAACAATACTCTACCCATTTTTGGTTTAAATATAGTGCCTTCTTCAAAATAAGTTTGACCGCCTTCAAAATTATCATTTAAATAAATAATAGATGATAAAACTGTGTCTTTTTTTGCCATATCAAAATGTAAGTCTTGTTTTGAACCTATTGGCCATTTTACTATTTCAAACCAATCTACTTCTGCTCCATATTCTTTAGAAATCACATTAAGTTTATATTTAATATCCTCTACATTACAAGCTAAAGGATAGACATCTCTCCACTGTTTTGAAAATTTTTCGTTTGCTTTGTAATAATTTATGAGATTGTCACATTCTACTTTTGATAAAAAATTATCAATAATTATTGTCTTCACGTTAAGTCTACAGCGTTACCAATAACAGGTTTGTATTTAGTTTTACCTTCTTCTTTGTATGCTCTTAGTAGTTGTTTTCTTGGTTTATCAGATACATAGCTACAGTGGATCCATCCGCTGTTGGGCTCACCTGGAGTAAAAAATTCTAATATCATTTGATCATACGGTAGGTTTGCTTTGATCCAATCAAAGACTTCAGCGTTGCTTGTGCCCAGGCATTCGAAGTCCGCCGCCTCCGCACGGGTATGTTGCGAATTTAAACTGCTGCCAATTTTTACACATAACTCTGGGCTACGAAAGCAGCTGGTTACCGTCACTCTACCAAAGTGATCACGCACTGGCTGTAGAATATTTTCACAAAGTAGTTTTAATTTTTCTATTTGATCTGCATTAGGATTGTTATCAATGCCAAGCCTGATGGCTGTGTCTGATTTAATTAGTTCTGAGAGGCTAAAGTTACGTGATAGTTTCATTTTTATATTTTATCCTGTTATATATTTTTTTACTGTTTATTCTATGTTGCCTAAATCTATCATCTCTAAGCATTTGTGCAAACCTATTAATTTTTTTTAATTTATTCAATAATGAGTTTTTTGATTGATTTTGAGCCATCTATGTTATCCTCTAATTCTGCCTGACCCTTCCAGCATTTGTACGTAACAGATTCGGAGAAGGTCCTCTCCGCTTCACGCTTCCCGCGAAGGCACATAGCCATTGAGTCTTGCAGTCGTGCCTCTTTAATTTCTCCGTTAATAAACATTAGTAATCCTACTACAGCTTCAATCATACTACCTTACCTTTGTTTTCACCTTCTTTAATAACATATTTCTGTGTACCATGCTTACCAGTTTCAACTTCTTTTTTTAAATCTTTTACATACCTCATCTGTTTAGCTTGTTTATTCATGTCAGCTATATAATCTAAAACTTTTTTAGTAATTCTTCCCGTTGCCATTTGTATATTTCATTTCTCTGTTTGCATCTTTTAATTTTTCGATGTCTACCAATACTTTGTCCATTTGTTTTCTTAAAAATTCTATGTTGACTTTGTTCAAAGCCATGTCTTCAATGTGTTTGTTTAACTTGTCAGTCGACTTATAAAGATCCTCGATCATCATAA